ATGTAAGCTGGTATAGGTAATCCTGTACCAAGTTTGAACCCAAGAAGAATCTAAGCTGGTTTCTACGCTGCTTGTACTTACGGGGAAGCTGCTTAATGGCATTGTTGAATGTAGTTCTGTCAATTGCTGTTCCATTAGCGTCAACAACATGTGCGTTTGTTGCAACTAGTGTACGGAAACCATTGAATGATTTCAATAGACCATCTGTTGAGCTAGTGTTACCGTTGATGAGAACATCTTCAATGTCATTACCTGCCTGTGTAGCCATAAGTCTGGCAATGTGGTCTTCTAGATCTGGACCTTCAATGTTGTCCTCAAGGGATTCTGCTGAGAGTTCCCAGTCTAGTCTTAGCTTGCGGGTTGTAAGTGAGATCTTGTAGAAGCTTGCACCCTGATTTAAAACACCACCTGTACCACCAGCCTGTGTTGCTCCAGAACCGGAACCATACCAGTCGGTTGGAGCATCTTCGTAAGCCTGACGCATGATTCTCTGTCCTACCTGAACGCGATCAATTTCTGTTGTGTTGGAGCGCATACGAATTGTACGGGCAGCCTTTGCAAGAATTGTTGCATCCCACATGTAGTCAAGGAATCTGTTAGCTTGATCGGGGTAAAGTAGACCAGTACCTGATAACGCTGCTGCATCGCCTGAAGCGTTTACAGCACCATTGGAAAGGCTTGCATCTCCACCGATGCTTGTTGTAGAAATAACTTTCTGTAGAAGCTCATTACTCATATTTTTTTTCACCACCTTTTTTTTAAAATTTTTCTATATTGAGTTATAGGTTACGAACGCCGAGGAAGTGTCCCTGCCATATACTCTTCTCCATTTTTGGAGATTCTGGTGTGTTTTCTACATCACCAGACTTCTTTACTGCTGTAGCATTCTCATAAGCATCCATGCGCTTTTCTAGATCAACAATCTTCTGAAACATATCAGAGATGTGACCGGAAAGCTCTGTTGTCTTTGTGCCAAAATCTTCAATTGATTTTGACATAGAATCTTTGGTTTCATTAACCATTCTATACATGTCATCAACTGTTGCTGAATGTGCAGCATAATTCTTTTCGATTGAACCAATTACATCGGTTCTCAAACCATCAATCATCTTAGTGAAATCCAAGTCTTCAACAGGAACCTCTGAAACGGTTGAGGCTACTTCCTCAACTGTCTCTGTTGTTTCTGCGACTTCTTCAACTACCTCATTAACCTCATCAATTTCAGTAGCCTCTTCAACTGTGTTTGTGTCTTCTGCCATTTCTTCGTTTCCTCCTTTCCTTAGATTGTCCTTTTTAGAACTCTTTTTCTTGTTTTGATCTGGATACAGATTAATTGTTGCATCGCTAGTTATTGTTCCTGCATCTGCATCCATTGTTGTTGCAGAGTGGCTTGGTCCGGGAGCATCATCTTTCTTGAGATAAGCATCAACCGTTTTTTCAACAATGGTATTTTTTTCTGTGTCAGATTTTTCAACCCAACCAATTTGAGTCATTGAAATATCACAAACAGAACAGTTTAATGATTCTACATTAGATGTTGTTGCAATTTGATCTGATTTACACCAAAAAATATTTTCTAATTCTACTTCTGTTGCCATTCCCTTGAACATAAAAGAATCTCCACTTTTTTGAATGGAGAATATATTTGCCAAAGGGTTCGCGGGGCTATCCACCAAAGAGAGTTCCATTAATTCATAATCCTTGATTATTCTGTTGTCTTCTTCTGAGTCTCCCGCTTCGTAGGAACACTCAACAATGTTTCCTCCGATAGAGAATCCACTGAGGGTTCCATCTAAAACTTTTTCCCAAGTATCTTCTGCGCCCTTGGAAATGTATGCATCAACATAAATTCCTTTTAAATGCTGTCCGCTTTCTTTATCAAAAAAATCTTGTGGCTTAAATGATACTACTTTGCCTACTGCTATTGGCTGGTGCATTTCTCTTAAATTACCGCGAAAGCGGGCAAAGGCTTTTTCGCTAGCGTCAGCGGTTACGACATCTCCGTGTCTGTCAATATTATCAAGTGTTGCAAAGCCAGACACTGTTCTTTTTTCCTTGTCCACTTTGGCTATTGGAAAAGAAAGATTGACTTTATTTTCGCTATTAAACCAAGCGGCTTTATCAAATTTACTCATCGTGTATAAATAATAGCAAGTTTTTTTATAAATGCGAAATGAAAACTTACTAGTTTACTTTTCTGCCCTCCCCTTTAGGATTTCTATCTCCTTCAGTGTCAGAAGCATTCGCCCTTCTTTGCTGATCTCTTTCTCTATTTCCTGAAGCTTGTGTTTTCTGTTCAGCATCCTGCTTGCTTCCTAATTCTACAGGATTATCTCCACCGGGTCTTGGAGAAAGACCTCTTCTCAATCTAACTTCATTTGGAACAATAACTTGATTTCTTAAATAAACCTCATCAATCTTACTTTGAGTTTGTTCATCTGTAAGAGTAAGCTCATCAAATCTAAGTTCAAAGGCATCGGTAAATTCTCTTATAAATAAATTAATTCTTTGCTCAAGCATTTCTTGAGCTGGGCGACAAAACTGCTCTTTGAATGTCTTATCCATGTCTTTTGCGTTAGCCAGTGAAACACCCTGCGGCGATCCAATTTTAGAAATTGGAACTCCATGAGCAATAAGAATACGATCTCTATTCTCCACCGTGTAATTCTTAAATGATGAATCTTGAACCCCTGCTTCAATTGGCTCCATATTAAATTCTACGCGAGCATTTTCGCCATCGGCGGGAAGCGGAATATAAAGGGTTCTGTGATTTCTACCTTTTAATCCGGTTTGGAAGAATTCAAGGAGTTTACGCTCAGAGTCTGCTGAAAGTTTAGCCCCCTTAACAGTAATAATGTATCTTGGAACTGCTTTGTTTTCAAAATAATCTAAATTAAATCTTGAGGCAAACTCATCTCCAGCAATTGCGTTTTTTGCAGATAAAACATCTGGGATTCCATAATAGGTATTTGTTGGAGTATATTTCTTAAAATGAATTACTTCGTTGGGGGTGGGATCAGTTCCGATTTGATCTTGTGTTGTTGTATCTCCATAATTTCTAAAATATGTATAGCGGTTGTAAACAACCTGAACAAAACCATCTCTGTGACGGCGAATTCGCATTGTAATTGTTGGAATGTGACCGACATATCCAATTTTACCTGATGATGTTCTACCTATTTCAAGATAAGCATTTCCTGTTGTTTCTAGATCAATATAAATTTTTCTCATAACGGTTAAAAAGCTATCATCAGAGTTCATTGACTCTAAATATTCTCTTAATTCATATTTTGCTGAACTTATTCTTCTTCTAAGCTTATCTAACTTTTTTTCATCATTCATAACATCTTCAATTTTATCAAGTGTTTTTTGTGTTTCTTCAAAGTGATAGCCTAATCCTACAACATTGGATGCTTTTGCATTTACCGCAGCATGATGAAACGGAGACACATCATAAAGTTGAGCTAAATACAAAACATTATATGGGGGCTGAACAATTTGAAATAAAGAATATCCCGTTAGATCCAAGGGGTCTAGTTTCTTGGACTTTGCATCATCTACTCCGGTATATGACTTTGCTATTCTTTGAGCTTTTCTTTTAAAGTTTGTAGATAGTCCCTCAAGCTTGCTAATCTCATCCCATGATTTTGCAAATGGGTCGTCAAAGTCGCCCTCTTGTGTTTGACCCGGCGATGCTGGAGATCCAACCTTTATTCTCACCAAGTCTTCTATATCATCAATTTCTTCTGCAGCTTGCATTCTTAAATTAGACATTACAATATGCCCCTACTCTTTTTTTGCTTAAGGTCTTCTAAAAGTGCTGGCAAATCCATTTCATCTGGAACAAGACCCCACTTTAATCTTTCTTTTTGATTTTCATACTCTTCATCAGTTACTGGTCTATGTCCTGTCCAATAGACCGCTCTTCCTTCTTCAAGTCCATAGGACTTTGCTGTATTCTTTAAAAGATTAATTCTTCTTATGTCTCCCTTTTTGGAGGGAATGCTTAAATATCCACCATCTCCATCGGTAACAAATTTACCATCTGGTAGCTGCCAGATGTACATTCCGTAATCTACTTCTTCTACTTGTGTAACTTTCATATTTGACATAACGCGATTTTACCACTTTTCTTTCTAAAACGATGTTTTTTGAACAATTACTAACCAATTTTATATGAAATTGCATAGTCTGATGTTGTTGAGGCTAACACTTTCGGTGATGATAAGCCAAAAATTGTATCATCCGCAACTGCCGTATTTGGTTGTATGTGATACAAATAATAATTAAGGGGATCTGAGGAAGCAATTGGAGATGTTAACAATCTCATAAATCCATATGTTGCATGAGCATGTCTAGCTGCATTTGTCTTTCCATTTATATAAAGATTATTTGTGTACGCCCCGCCAAAATCTAAAACAACATGATAGATTTCCTTTGCAATTGGACTAAAAGAATTATCGGGAATTTGAACTCCGTTTAAGTAAAGTGTTGTTCCATTTCTTATTCTAATATTGCTACTTGTAGTTTCTATATATATTTGTGGTCCCGCACCTGTTTCGGCATCCAAAATAAATGTTTGTGTTGATGTGTCTATAGAATTTAATCGAATAAAAAATTCTATTCCATATACGGATGAACCTGAATTTGATATCTTGGCAAAGCCATCTACATATCCAGTTGCTTTATCAAAATGTATTCCAAAATTTCTTGGTCTTGAAATTATTGGATAATTATTTGCTCGCGGAACAAAGGAATGGTTTCCACTTCCATCTGAATATGGTGTCATATTAAAATAATTTGATATTGGAAAGTTTAATGTTTTATAAAATTTTATTGATAAGTCATTGAGGTGTTGACAAAAATCATCTATTTGATACTTTGTATCAATAATTGCCCTGAATAGAACATCTTTGGGCGGTGAATTATAAGAATAAAAAGGAATTTGTGCATTTTTTTCACATGGATACCATGTGTATCCATTATCAAGAGAAATATCTACAGAAAGTGAATCCATTCCCGTCCAGTTTACTTTACAAGAATCAACATAAGCTGAGTTATATGCAGATACTTTATAGTCTTTTCCTGATGTAATTGGTACATTTTTAATCCAAAATCCTCTTGAATTTAATACATTGTTGGATGTTAATGGAGCTTGAAAATTTTTAATTGAAGAAAATCCATATGTTTTCATATCAGAATAATAATCATTTGAAAGCATAAAATTCTTATAATAAAAACTATTTGATAAAACAGAAGATGAATAGTTGTGGTAAGAATTGCCCAAGGAAATTGAAGAGTTTAGGTTGAATCCTGAGTCGGGGTAGTTGGAAAAATCAACGGATGTTGCTCCTGCATCACTAGTGTACAAATATAAAGTTTTAGTTAAATCATTATAAGATATACCAATATCTTTATATCCACTTGCCGTGCCATTTAAAGTGGCAAGAACTGTATCAAGAGAATAGTCTGGATCAAAAATTTTCAATTGATAGCTAGAAGATGAAGATGTCAAATATATTGTTTGATTAGATGCAAAATTAGTTATTGAAAATATATGTTGCGTATTTGTAATAGATGGCGAATAAACTTGAACAGAAAATGTAAAGTTTGGATACAAAAAAAGTTTTTTAAAATTATTTAAATCTAGCGATGCATTTCCTGACCAACTTGCACCATATGTAGAATTGTAGGTTAAACTAGATGTTGCAGAATAATTGTTAAATAATAAAGGATTTGTTTTTATTGGTCTTAACCCTTTTGAATCAACAAATAAATTTTCTAAAACATCTGCATATTTAAAATCATAGCCTGATGTTATATAAAAATAGCCATTTTCATTATTATCAGATTGAAATGTTTGATAAGCATTATTTATTTTAGATGAAGATAATAATGGTTTATTTGTATTCATAGCCCAGACCATTTTAGATCTTATTTGCTGAATGGATAATGCATAATTATAAAAAGCTAAATCACTTAAAACAAAATTGTTTGCGGAATTTAAAGATGATCCATCTATAACAAAATTTAAAGATGATGAGTAGGCTGGAAAATATGTACTATCTAGTACATAACCGGAAATTCCATTTAAACCATTAACTATTAAAGAAATTGATCCATTTTTATAAACTGCAACTATGTGATATGTTACATTTAAATCATCAAGAATAAAATAAGCGTCTTTATTGCCTGAACCTAAAATAGAAAATTTTATAGAATTTTTATCATAATCATAAAAAATTTTTGCAAAATCTGAACTAGAATTTTTAATTTGTAAAATATTTAATATATTGTTATTGTAATATGATTTTGATTGTGAACTATTATAATAGTATCCGTTACCATTAAATTGATCATTGAAAGAAAACCAAAATTCAAAACAAAATGTTTTTGAAAAATAATCAATAGACATACAATTGTACAAATTGCTTGAGTTTGATATTGAAATTGATGTATTTTTTAATATTTTTGTGGCATAGGTTGAGCCCGCCACTAGCGGAGGAGATGAAAGATTGCTAGATGTAACATTGGTGTATGTCGGAGTATTTGACGAAGATGTTAGATCTAGCGGCGTTGTAGAGTTTAATTGCCAGTAGCCTAGAGGGGAATCGGCAATTGTTTTTAATGAATAAGACATTTTCTCCTTCTATAAACAGAATTTAATGAATTATACCATTAAGGATTGATATCTACGATTTCACATTCTCCTGCAACACAAGCAAGCGCTTGACTTCCAGTTGTACTGTCTTCTAGCTCATACAAAGAAAGTGCTTCCCAATTAATATGTTCGGGCATTTTCTTTACGAATTCTTCATACTCTTCCCTTGTGCAATCCTGATATGGAGCCTGCTTATAGGTGTGATCTGAATATGGAAGGAATGAGATACCTGAGAGTTCATCGAAATGCTTGTACACCCATGCTCCAACTTCCATCCACTCTTCCTCGCGGACGGATACTGTAATGGACGGCTTATGTTCACACCATGATCTTTGATACACTAGCCAAGTCTCAAGGTGTTCAATTGCTGTCAATTCATGGCGCAAAATAGCACCCTTTGGAGCCTTCATTGGGAAAGAAAAAACTGTTGTATCGTTTGGTTTCATAAAATCATCTTCTGCAGGAACACCCGAATCTGTCAAAAACTGAGTCAGTGGGTCCTTCTTATCGCCACGAACTGTGCGAATATAGTAATCATTGTGCCAAGGGTGCATGCCTGATGAAACTCCCACTAGCTGTGAAACAGTTCCTGAAGGCTTAACGCAAGTAATTGCAGCGGACTGAGGAATGCCAATTCTTGATGCTTCCGCTTCATTTACATTAATTGCAAGACTTTTTAAGTCTTCAAGAACTACAGAAAGCTCTTTAAGCCCCTTCTTTCCGGACATTAGCTTATTTCCAAACTGTCCGGTTAAGGATACGCCCAAAAGTCTTTCCTCTTCTGTATTATCTTTCCAAATTTTTCTAAGATACTTAAAATCTGTTAATGTTGCCTGCCATGTTCCTAAAATTGTTGCAAGCTCAACCTTTCTAGAAAGACTATCAGGAGTATCTTCTTCACGAATTACAACTTCAGAAAGATTGCAGAATTGATATGGTCTCAAAATAATTTCAGAGCATGGATTTGTTCCGAATCGGTAACTTGCATCTCTACGACCATTTTTTGCTGCCTGAGATTGTGCTGCGGCAACATTATAAACTCCACGCTCGCCTGACTTTGATTCATAAAGCTTACGCCATTCTGCCATGAACTCTTCCATTGTTGGCTTCTTAGAATATGCAACAGAATTATTGGACAATGCGCGTTGTGGTTGATTTTCCCACCATGCTCCTGTTTTTGCCTTTGCCATATCATAATCAGCCAAGTCCGACAAAGAAATCATAGCGGAGCGGCGTACACCACCAACTACAACAACTTCTCCAATCTTACACATAATGTCATGTGCCTCAATTGACTTTAATTTACGACCTGCTGCGCCACGAACGGTTCTAATGCAAAAATCAAAAAGGTTTACCAATGGCTGTGGACCTGATGCTCGACCTCCAAATGTCTTAAGTCTTGCACCTGCGGGGCGGACGCGAGAAATATCAATAGCAGGAATCTGTCCTTGCCACAGT